CACTACCGACGAGAACCCCAAGCAGATCTTCGCTCCGACTTCGCCTGGGTAGGAACCGCCTTCCCATCCCGAATCGCCTTCTTCGAACAAGTCGACTGGACCAACATTGACGTCGCTTTCGCTGGCAACTGGCAAGACCTCGACGAACACTCCTCACTGCAACGATTCCTCATCCACCAACCCGAAGGCTGCTTCCCGAACGAAGACGCCGCCGACCTTTACTCATCCACCAACGCCTCCGCCAACCTTTACCGCAAAGAAGGCGCTGATGGCTTCGACAAAGGATGGGCAATGGGGCCTCGAGAAATAGAACTCGCAGCCACCGGAACCTTCTTCCTCCGAGAATCACGCCCAGAATCCGATCATGTTCTTTCAATGCTTCCATCATTCACAACCCCCGAAGAGTTCGGTGAGAAACTAAGATGGTGGATCGCACATCCCGACAAACGCCAAGACGCCGCTGTGAAAGCGCGAACCGCGATAGCCGACCGAACCTTCGACAATAATGTCCGACACATGCTGGATTGTGTCTCAGCTCTTCCGACAACCCTGACGAGTCGTTAGAAAACCCCAAACCCCAACTCCACAAGGAGAAACCAATGGCACGTCGCCACGGCCGTAACGGCCGCCTTTACCTCGGAATCGCTACATCAGCAGCGGCTCCCTCATCTGTAGCATTCCTGAAGCAGTGGTCCGGAGAGTTCGGCAGCGACACAGTTGAAGTCACCTCATTTGGTGACTCAAACAAAATCTATGTCTCCGGCCTTCCTGACGCTCAGGGCAGCTTCTCCGGCTACTTCGACGATGCGACTGCTCAGTCGTACACCGCCGCAGTCGACGGTGACGCCCGCAAGTTCTACCTGTACCCAGACATCACCAACGCCCCGAACGTCTACTGGTACGGAACTGGCTTCTTCGACTTCTCCGTCGACGCTCCTGTCGATGGTGCCATCACCATTTCTGGCAGCTGGCGCGCAGGCAGCACAGTCGCAAAGAACGGCTAATGGCCGTTGGGTCTGGGGTTTATGTCAGCAACTTGGCCGAGGTTCGGAAGTATCTTCAAAAGATACATCCGGACCTCGTCCCGGTCCTGCGCGACGACCTCAAAACCGCGATCATTCAAAACACTCTTCCAGCGATCATTCGAAGAGTTCCAAGAAAATCCGGTTACGCCCAATTCACCATCAAAGCCCGCTCAGGCGGGAACACGCTTTATGTCATAGCAGGCGGCCCGTCATCGGTAGCCCCCTACTTTGGCTGGCTGGACTTTGGTGGCACATTGAAAAACCGTGGTCCTGGTAGAAACCAAACGATCGTCCGGCCCATCTTAAAGAAGGGCCGATACGTTTATCCTGGCATCATGGAAACACAGAACCGACTTGTCGAGGCCGCTGGCCGAGCAGTCGACAAAGCAGTCCAATCCGCCCTCAGATAAGGAACAGCCCGCCATGTTCGCAAAATACAAAATCACTCACCTCGACGGAACTGTCATCGAAGCAGCAGGCCGCAAGGTCGACGCCGTCAAGTTCGAACGTCAATTCCAAATGCCTGTCTCCAACCTGTTCGGAGACGATGGCATTTACACCGAACATCTTTGGTACTTCGGATGGTGTGCAGAAAAACGGGTCAACGCTGACCTTCCAGTCTTCGATGACTGGATCGAAACTGTTGAAGGCGTTGACATTGTCTCGGAAGAAGAAGAAGAAACCCCTACGGACCCGAGTTCTTCACCCTCGCTGTAGCAGCGATGGCGATTGACTCGGGGATACCAATGTCCGTACTTTTAGAGGAACCCGACCACTACCTCGACGCAATGTTCGAAGTTCAAACGAGACGCCGAGAATCCGCCGAATACGGTTCGGATGCGAAGCGTTGGGACGAGTAAGGAAAACCGATGGCCGGTGACAAACGAGAAGTAAGGGTCGCCGTTGTCGGAGACGCCGCCCAACTCCAACGGGAACTCAAAAAGGCAGAAGGTCATCTTTCCGGCTTCGGAGACAACGCCAAAAAATCGGGTGACATCCTCAAAAGTGCTTTGTTCGGTGGAGCAGTTCTCTACGGTGCAAAGAAACTGGTGGACGCTGCTGCAGAGTTAGAGCAGTCAATAGGCGGAACAGCAGCCGTCTTCAAAGAGGCTTCCGGTGCTGTCAACGACTTCACCAAAAACTCGGCCGAACTTGTCGGAATGTCCGAAAACGCTGCCAGAACAATCACCAGCCGGCTCGGTGCATCGCTCAAAGGCTTCGGAATGTCCACCGAGGATGCAGCAAAAACAGCAATCGACCTCACCAAAACAGGCGCCGATCTGGCCGCCACATTGGGAGGCAAAAGTTCGGACGCTGTAGCAGCTCTCGGATCTGCACTCCGAGGCGAATACGACCCCCTCGAGCGTTTCGGTATCGCCCTCAAAGCCTCTCAGGTCAACGCCAAAGCCGTCTCAATGGGCTTGGCGGAGTCCGAGACATCGGTGACCGCTTACGCCAAAGGCCAAGCAACCCTCGCCCTCATCACCGAACAATCAGCCTTTGCCCAGGGCCAGTTTGGACGTGAAGCGACCACTGCTTCGGGACAAGCATCAATCGCTTCAGGAAAAACAGAAGACGCCGCCGCAAGCCTCGGCAAAAGCCTTCTTCCCGTCTACGCCAAAATCCAAGAAACCATTGGATTTGTGGCGGACGCTTTCACGGCTCTTCCTGGTCCGGCTCAAACAGCAGTTCTCGGATTCGCAGGTGTAATCGCTATTGGACCTTCCATTGTTGAAGGTTTCAAACTTGCTCAAAAGGCAGTTTCAAACGCGATCACCCTCATTCTTGATGCAGGCACAAAAGCAGTCACCAGCCAAGCCGCCATTGCTTCGATAAACGTGACGAACCAAGCCGCTGGAGCCTCTGCGACTGCTGCTGCTGGCGGAATGTCTCTTCTTGGTCCGGCAGTGTTGGCGGTCGGCGCTGCTGCTGTCATTGGCGGCCTCGCGTACAAGTCCTACGCCGACGAACAAGCGGAAGTCAAAAAAGACATTGAAGCAATCACAAAAACTTTCAATGAACTTACTGGCGCGATCACAGAAAACACTTTCACAAGTCAAGCTGCCGACTTGAACAAAAAGGGTTTGATTGACAATTTGAACAAAGCCGGCATCAGCACTCGAGAGTTCACCGAAGTCCTCGACGACAATCGCGATTCTTTGGTCAAGCAAGGAGAGGTTGAACGCCTGTCGGGAATAGCAAGGGAATATGGCGTTGACGCTATCAAAAAATCAATCCAAGCAATTCGAGATCTTGGTGGCCCTCAAAACGAACTCATCGCCCGACTCCTCGAAACTGAATCCGCCGACACCGACCTCATCAACACCCTCTACAACGGCATCGACGCCTACAACGAAAACAAGGAAAAAGTCAAAGAACTCAACGAACAAAAAAGTATTTCCACCGGCAAAACTTCGGAGCAGGTAAGACTTGAAAACGACCTAATCGCTGCCAACAAAGAGTCAGCCGACAAAATCAAAGACCTGATCGAACAAACTAAAGAACTTTATGGAATCCGAGTCAGCAATGAGGAAGCGGAAATTGCTACTCGTAAGGCTCTCAAGGATTACAACGACAGCCTCAAAGATGGCAGTTTGTCAGCAGATGATCGTCGACTCAAAGAACTTGGCCTTCAAGGAACTTTGATAAAACAGTCAGAGGCTTTTCGCGACCTCATCGGTATTCAGAAAGTTGCAAAAGATGAAACCTATTCAGCCGCTGATGCAGCCATAGTCCAGGCGACAAAACTTGGAGAACTTGCTGCCACATTGGCTCCAAATAGTCCAGTTCGAAAGCATCTTCAAGGTTTAGCCTACGATTTGATGGTGGTGGCAAATCAAGATCCGGTTATCAAGCTCAGAGTCGAGACAGAGGCAGCCATCGCCAAAATCCGAGCGTTGCTGCTCCTTTCAGGCGATGCAAAAATCGGCATTGACGAACTCAACGCCTACTCTGCCAACTTCCCAGACGCCAAAGCACTAGGCGGTCCAGTCAACGCCAACACCCCATATCTGGTCGGCGAGCAAGGCCCGGAACTGTTCGTCCCATCCGGATACGGCCGAATCATGGACGCCTTCTCCACCAGCAAAGCCCTCCTCTCCAATGCTGGCGGCAGCATGGGTGGTGGTAGTTCCATGGTGACAATCAATGTTTCGGTCGCACCTACCGCCGACAAAGCCGCCATCGGTCAAACCATCGTCGAAGCCATCTCGAGCTATGAGCGCCGCTCCGGACCAGGCTGGCGATCGTGACAGCAACCCTCGAAGACGGAATGGTCCTGACCGTCGAAATCGGCTTCGCCACCACCGCCGGCTCCGGGACTGTCCCAATCAACTCAACACTCGCCTCCATCACCTGGACCGACGTGACCTCATCGGTCCGTGATGTGTCGACCTCGCGTGGCCGGTCCTCGGAACTTGACACTTACTCCGCCGGATCTTGCAGTGTCATCCTCGACAACCGAACCCGACTCTTCGACCCCGAAAACAGCGCCGGCATTTATTACGGGAAACTCACACCGCTCCGCCCCATCCGAATCAGAGTCACCCCAGCAGGCGGAACCATCCGCTCCATCTTCTTCGGATTCATTGACCAGTTCCCTCAGGCATATTCCTACCCTCGAGACGCCACTGTCACTGTCACCGCCACCGACGCTTTCAAAGTTCTCAACCAATACAAACTTCCCTCGTATTGGTACACGACTATCACGGCAGCTGCACCGACCGCCTGGTATCCCCTCGCCGACTTCAACGGCTCCTTCTACGCCTTCGAGATTGCCAAACCGTCGGGAACGTCCGCCCAGTGGATGTCTTCAACAGCCAACGTCAACTCCTCTTGCACACCAGGCGAAGCGCTGCTGGCTGCTGAACCCGCCACATCCTCTTCGTTTGATGGTCAGAAGATTGTTCAAATCATCGACCCACTGCCAACCTTTGCCAAGTTCACAAATCAAAACACATGGACCGCTGAAATGTGGATCCAAACAACAGAATCCACTACCGGAAACTATGGGATTTGGAATCACGGAAACCACGATGGCGCCTGTATCGGTATGGTCGTGGCCGGAGGAAACGCCACTATCGTCGCCCAATTTGGCGATTACAATATCGTCCCAGGAACCGTCAACACAAAAAATGTTCAAATAAATGTCAACGACGGAAAACCACACCACATCGTCCTCAACTACAAATCAAACAGTGCATTTGACACAGTTAACGAAATCTATGTTGACGGAGTTTCAACAGCCACAAGTTCAAGTTTCAGTGACGAAATCGAAAACAACTATTCGTTTATGACGCTCGGGTTTCCTATCAACAAAAGTGCGACAGGGGCCAACAACTTTACCAACTACTTCAAAGGCTCAATTCAGCATCTAGTTCTTTACAAAGGCGCCAATTTGAGCGCCGCCGACGTTCTCGCCCACTACCAAATCGGAGTCGGCAGCTACAAGCAAGGCGACCGGACAGACACACGCATCACAACCCTCTCTGCTCTGGCCGGTTGGATGTCCGACGGCCTTGACCTTGGCACAGGAGACACCACAGTCCTCGGCTTAGACATCACCGGCAAAGGACTCCTGGACGCTTTGAAAGAAGTTGAAACCGCTGAACAGGGCCGCCTCTTCATGTCAGTCGACGGGAAAATCAAGTTTGTCGACCGCAACTCCGAAGGATCCGGAAACTTTATTACTTCCCAAGCCACCTTCTCCGACAATCCCACTGGCGTAGAAATCGCCTATTCCGATATCACCCTCACCTATGACGACCGCTACATCTTCAACGACATCACCTTCACTCAACCCGACGGCACGTCATACAACAACTACGACGCCACCTCCCAAGGCAAATACTTTAAACAAACCTTCGTGGTGGACAACTTCATCGCCGACTCCGGATATTTCCTTGTCAACGCCGGTCTCTACAAACTCGCCCAATACAAAGACCCACAAATGCGAATCGACGAGCTGACAGTCAACACTCGACGAAAAACCGCCTACCAGTCACCTTGCACCACCCTCGACATCGGCGACCGAATCACAGTGAACCGGACGCCACAGAATGTCGGCTCAGCAATCTCTAAAACACTTATTATTGAAGGAATCAAACATCGCATCACTCGAGACGAATGGACTGTCACTTTCAATACGTCTCCAACATTACAAAACGCACCATTCGTCTTAGACTCCGCCACACTTGGAGTCCTCGACACCAACATCCTCGGCTACTAGGAGCATCCAATGGGGTCCGGTTTCAAACAATTCACATCAACAGTTCTCACAGCTGCTGATCTAAACAATTTCTGTCAGAACCAGTCGGTCATGTATTTCTCGTCCACTGGCGCTCGAGACGTGGCTATCACTGGACCCGTCGACGGTATGACCGCCTACATCGGCAGCAACGACTCGTCAGAGGGTCTTTACACTTACAACGGCACCGCTTGGCGACGTGGCCCAGGCTGGAACGCTCCGTGGGGTTATGTTCAATACACGGAAGTGACCAGCAATGTCACAAGCGGAGCCAATGTCACGATCCTGACCGGTAGCACCATCAGCGTGGTCAATCGTCGTCGTTACCGTATTACCGCACAGATCCCCGGTTACTTTTCAACTGGTGCGCTCAGTGTCGCCACCGTTCAAATCACAGTTGGCGGGGCAGCGATCGCCGGTCAGCGTGTGTTCACCTCTCAAGTAACGTCAGCAGAGAATGGTTGCAACGTCGTTGCCATGTATGTAGCAACCGCAACCAATACCGGACTTTCATGCAACATCTTCTCCACATCAACTGTTGGAACAAATCATCAATACCTTGCAAGTGCCACCAATCCCATGTCTCTGCTGGTCGAAGACATCGGCCCATCCGGCGCACCGGTCTGATGGGCTATTACCTCCTCGACAATCCACCAGCGTCACCACAGTTCTACCCATCACGGAACTCGACGCCGACATGGGCGATTGGTGTTCACACTTCCGAGGGTTCGACTGGACCGGGAAGCGCGCGCAACTTGGCAGCGTTTATCGCCAGACGATCAGATCCCGGCTCTTATGCGTGCATCGTCGACAGCGAAGAAACCATCGTGATGGTCCCGCCTGGCTACACCACCTTCAGTGTCGCCGCCTCTGGCTACAACTCGCGCACCTGGCACATCTGTCTCGCCGGTCGCAGTGCCGATCTCAGCCCCGACGATGCCAACACTCAAGCAATGATTACTCGAGCAGGCGAAGCCATCCGGGCGCTCTGGACTTTGCTGGGCATTCCTTTATCGAATGCACAGTGGATCGGCACTGACGCACTCAACCGTCCGGGGTTATTCTGCCACGGAACAGTCCAGCCTTGGGATCGCAGCGACGCTTGGTCAACACATCCGGATCAGGAATTGCTCAACCAGCTCCTCACCAACGCAATCAACCCACCCACCCCACCAACTCCTGAGGTCGACGAAATGAAACGCTACCTACTCAAAGGCGACAAAGCCGCCGACATTTACCTTTGCGACGCCGGCTTGGGCTGGAAATGGCACATCCCAGCCGGACAAATGACGAACATCGTTTGGGTTATCACCCAATCATCCGGCGGACAGTTCCTCATCCCCACCGGCTCCAACACCATTGTCGTCGAAGGCCAAACCGTTTGGGTAGCCGACCAAGCATTCGTCGACGCCATCCCCACCATCTAATCGGATCGGCTGTCCATGTCATGCAATGGGAACAGATTATCGCCGCATCAGTAACCGGATTACTCGCCTTCGGTGGCGTAATCTGGCAGTCACGGAAAACCCGTCGAATCAACACCGGCGAACACTCTGAAACCGCTGTGAAACTGGACCGCATAGAACAAAAGGTTGACTCCACCGCCGAGAGGGTTGAGACTGTTTCCGACCGGCTTGACGATCATGTCGTCCTTCACGGCATGACATCCCGAAAACAATGGTGGCGCAAATGAGCTTTGCTGACGACGTCCGAGAAGAAACCCGATCCTCCGGAATCGAATGTCGACTCTGTTCCCTGCTGAAAATCATGGACATAAAAACCCGTGGCGAAGTCGATGCAGTCATCGCCGACCCATCCCAAAACGCCGAAGCAATATCTAGGGCGATGAAGCGGAGAGGCTGGGAGATCCGTGGCGACTCAATCCGAAAACACCGACGAAACTGCCTCCTTCGCTGACGAGGTAGCAGCCGGATCACGACCCCGACGAAACCATCCACAAGGATGGGAACCAGGGGTCGCATGGAACGGCCGAGAAGGAACCCTCACCACCCCACCCCTCGAGCAAGACCCCACCACAGGCGTTTGGTCGGAGCTGGTGGCGGACTGGGGTTTGGATCCTCTCACCACTGAAGTTGTCGAAGGCTCTGTGCAGGTCCGAGCGTGGGACACCCATGACGGCCGGAGGCTTCGCTATTACCGGGCCACATTGCGCGCGCGTGAACTTGACTACGACCGACCCGACGTAGACGCCCTCTGTCGCCTTATTGAACGCCGGAAGCCTGTGAAAGCCCCTCAGAGCGCTTCACAGCCCCTCAGAGCGCTTGTCTGCCTCATCGCCGACTGGCAGTTGGGAAAGGCCGGAGAAGCCAACGGAGGCACCCCAGAGACAATCCAAAGGATCTGCCAGGCACTCGACCTCATCCCCGCACGAATCCGAGAACTCAAAAAAGCAGGACGCCCAGTCGAATCCGTCTACCTCGTCGGCCTCGGCGACCTAGTCGAGCAATGCTCCGGCCATTACCCCGGCCAAACCTTCAACGTCGACTTGGACAGGCGTGAACAGTTACGCCTCGCCCGCCGACTCATCCTCCGAGCCGTCGACAACATTATTGGCCTCACCCCAAGAACCATCCTCGCCGCTGTACCAGGCAACCACGGAGAAAATCGTCTCAACGGCAAAGCCTTCACCCGCACCACCGACAATGATGACCTAGCCGTAGTGGAACAGGTCGCCGAAATCTTGGCTGCCAACCCCGACCGCTACGAAAGCTGCACCACCGTCCTCGCCACCGGAAACAACCTTGTCCTCGACATCGCAGGAATCCCCGTCGCTTTCGCCCACGGCCACAAAGCCGGCGCCTCCGGCCATCCAGCCGCCAAACTCGAGAACTGGTGGAAAGGCCAAGTCATGGGCCGTCAACCCATCGCCGACGCCGACATCCTCATCACCGGCCACTATCACCACTTCATCTGTTCAGAAACAACCGGACGAACTTTCATCCAAGCACCCGCAATGGATGGAGGGTCGGCATGGTGGACTGATATGAGCGGCCAAAACTCTCCGGCCGGAATGCTCACCCTCGGCATCGGGACCGGCTACGGCCCTCGAGGCTGGGGCGACCTCCACATCCACTCCGCATAAGGAACCCGACAATGGAAGAACTGGAACCCGAAGAAGAGTTCGATGCCCACTGGCCGTCCATCCTCCTCGACTCCTTCGCCCTAGTACACGGTGACAGAGGCCGAGCATATGGACCGCCTTGGGAGGATTACGCGCGCGTAACAAACCAATTCAACGCCCTCTGGGGTGACGATGTCCTCGACGTCAACGCCGGCATCCTGTTCATGATTTGCATGAAGCTCGGTCGTATCGCCCACGGTTTGGAGATGGGCTTTGGGGCCGAGATGTTGAAAGACTCGATCACTGACGCCGCCGGATATTTGGACTGCCTCTACGGATCACTCCTCAACCCACCGACGATGGTTGTCAGTTACGACCAGGACTCGGAAGACTTGGAATGGGAGGAGGAAGACGAATGACCATCACCATCGACCCTGATGTCATCCCTGTCACCCAACCCGACGTTGACGACGACGAATACGATGAAGACGACTACGAATACCCTGACGAGCAGACCTACCCCAAACCAGACTGGAAACCATAATGTTCACCAAAATATTTCTCGTACAGCTTGCAGAACGAGCTATCAAAACTTTCGCCCAGACTTTGGTGGCATTGGCTGGCGCCTCCCAAATGGATTGGCTGAACCTTGACTGGCAGCATTTGACTGCCACCGCTGCCATCGCTGCTGGCCTGTCAGCCCTGTCCTCCATTGCTTCAAACAGGGTCGGTCCAATTGACTCGCCTTCTATCGTTCCTACGTTCACGACGTTTCCGTAGATCCCCGGTTCGATGACGACGCCCACCTCCCCACTAGGCGTCGAATTGGCACTCGAGGCGTACCGCCACGCACTCTGAGCCACCAACCGAACCGGATGCCAGAAGCCCCCAAACAGCCGCTTCCCCTGGCCGATTTGGGGGCTTCTGCGCGTGCCTCAAAAACAATCCTTGACTTCTTTAAAACAATCCTTTAGAACTTCCCCTGTAGCCGGGAACGCCGGACACAACCCAATCAACCCAATCAGACAGGAAACCCCGACATGGCCGCAATGAAGCAACTTGACATCCACCTTCAAGAACTCATCGAAACAGAAAACGACGTTGTCAAATACGGATTCATCGCAGGTATTGACACCTACGACGACGAATACACATGGGAAACTGAAGCGGAACGGCTCTTCGTTTCTGCAAATGTGAAGGCCGAGGTCCTCGCCGAAACGATTGTCAACCTGCTCGCTCCTGAGACTAAATACGTCTTGGCCGACGACTTCCAGGTTGACCCATATTGGAACGCCATTGAAGCTGTCCGGCATTACATTCAAGACACCGAACCAAACCAACTCAGTCTCGAAGGCTTACAAGAAGCAATCGAAGAGGCGATCTGATGCGGACCGTCTTGGCTCTCATCCCAGCAGCTCTTCTCTTCGCCCATCAGATCCGCAAAGCCAACCAACCAAAACCAGCAGCTCCGACACTCGCCGACATTCCTGTCATCGTCCTGATAGGAAACGACTTGGAGGTAGAACTGTGAGGGAACCAAACATGATTCGCTGCCTGCAATGTCGACGGATCTTTGACCGCTCGAGCGAAGGCGCCCAGGAGTATCTTGACCATCGGGAAACCTGCCCCAACAGTTACACCGGCTACATGTCTGATCCTGCCAACCACACCCCGAAAGGTGCAGCATGAAGTGTGAAACGTGCCACCGACCCATCCTCCTCAACCGGGAAGAACGAAAACGAACCCTCACCATCCTCCTCATCGTGACCGCAATCATGCTGGCCGGAGCAGGCGCCGAATGGCTTGCCAACGTCGACCTGTTCCAATGAAAAACTGTGAAGACCTGCTGGTCACGCTCACAGTCGCAGCAATCATCGTCACCTTTGGACTGTTCCTCGCCTCCATCATGTGGGGCTGGTGACGATGGCAAACGCTAACAAGGACAAAGGCGCAGCCGCCGAACGTGCATCCTGTGACTACCTCAAGCTCAGAGGCATCGAAGCGGAGCGTGTACCGGCCGGAGCCACTCTGGACCGTGGCGACCTTTGGGTCCCAGACAAAAACTGGCCGGCCATCCAAGTCAAAAACCACGCCCGCCTCGACCTCTCCGGCTGGGGCGACGACGTCGCTATCCAAGCAGTCAACGCCAGTCGAAGCGCCGGCATTGTCATCCACAAACGACGTGGCAAAGGAAACCCCGGCTCTTGGTATGTAACCTCCACTCTCGACGCCTTCGTCACCATCCTCAAAGGAGCAGCAAATGACCGACATTGAAGCCGAACACGTCTGGACTCAGCTGCTGGCAGCCGCCGAATCAGACGAACCAGACCCCGAACTGTTCCTCGACGCCTGCTCAATCATCCACGAACAAGCAGAAGAAAACCGGCGCCTCCAAAACATCATCGCCAACCTGAAAGCCGAAAACGCCACACTCAAAC